GCATTGTGGGCAGGCAGGCCGCAATACCATTGCTTATTTTCAACGGGTTTTGCGTAGCGGCAAGACCTGCAATTAATTTCAACAGGCGCGTTTAAATGGCAAATCTTGTTGAAGTTGCAATATTTGCATTCAAAATATGTAGCATTATCAGAAATGCGGTTAGGCAATCTGTCAGCATTAACTATTTCAATTCCCTTCAGCCGCATATTTTCGCCGTGCTTATGATCCAATTTCACGACTTCAACATGCAAATCATCATCGTTTTTGCAAATGTTGAAATATACGGCATGTGAAAAGTTATATGCAGGGTCTGAACCATAGATGCACATTTGCGCCCAATGTAAAGGTTTCGCCAGTGCAACGCCATTATCAACTAGCTTTTTAAAACCTGCGCCGGTTCCGTTTGTTTTGAATTCAACTAGCATGGGCTGTTCAATGCCGTAGGCTGGCGGGAATTTTAAAATACCATCCATTGAACCGCCAGCATGCCCGTTTGCGTAGCTGATTCGGAATTGATTAAATTCAATGCCTTTTAGCTTTGCGGTTTCAATGTGCAGCCTATAATTTTTATCATCCGGCTTAATTTGAACAGCAAGGTTTTGTATAACGTCAGATTGTTTATTAAAATCAGACTTTAAAAAATAATCATCACTTTCGATTACATAAAACAGCGGGTTAGATTCAATATCAGCATCCCACATTTCAAAGCCTGAACCGCGCAACCATTCGGTAAAACGGTTTTCCTCTTTATGCCCGCGATTGAATAACCGCTGAACGCGTCCGGTAAACTTTTCTTTATATACCCATCGAAATACATAGAAAAGTTTACGTTTGCAAGGGTCGCCTATCATTGAAGCGCCCAAATGCTTGCGGTGCCCATCGTCATAAGCAGTTGCACAATACGAATCGATATCTGATAACACGCGGTTTTTCAAAATATTCAAAAAGCCGGGTTTGTCAATACTGCCTAACGCGCCAGTAAATAGCGGTTGTTCATTAATGACTTTGATGTTTGATTCGTTTTGCATAATATTTTGATAAAAGAAAAGGGCATTAACGCCCCTTTCGATTTAGTTAAGAACTAATTAACGTGCGCCCCATGCTGGCTTACCGCCTGCTGGTGCTGCAGCGCCTGCGCCCTGCGCCCATGCTGCAGCCGGTGCTGCAGCCGGTGCTGCCGTTTGCCATGCTGGTGCGGCGGCTGCTGGCGCTGGCGCTGGCGCTGGTGCGGCGGCGGCGGGTTGCTGCCCTGGTGCTGCCCATGCGGCGGCGGGTGCTGCTGCCGGTGCAAAAGCTGCAATCGGTATCGGTGCGCCAATTGCCGGTGCTGCGCCGTAGCCTGCCGGTGCTGCCTGCTGTTGCGGCTGGTGCTGTTGCGTTTGGGCCTGCGCAGGTGCTTGATTTTCCTTGCCGGGTTCGCGCCCATCAATGTAAAAGACCTTGCTAACCTGAGTGTATGGCGTGACTTGTTCGCCAGCGTTAACCCGCGCCTGTTGTTCAGGTGAAAGTTTTTGGTTTGTCACTTCAACCATGAATGGGTGATTGTGCAATTGCGCGGTATCCTGAATCTGCAATTGCCCGGTAACGTGGCACAGTGCGGAAAGCTGGCGCTGCGCAATGTCAACCGTTTGCGGATTCGCATGGTAAAGGTTCAGGCGATATGCGCCGGTTTGTCCAGCGTTCGGGCCGTCAATGATTGACAGGATGAATTCAGCAAAGCCGCCGGTATTGTCGCGGTTAGCCTTCACGTTTGATTCACCGATAACGACAGGATGCCGCCCCAAAGGCAATTGTCCCGCGCCTTGCGTGGGGTTAACGCCGTTTGCATCGAATGTTTGTTGAAGTTGTGCCATTTTGAAAATACCTTTTTGCAAAAAGTTTTGATTACGTTTAACAGAATGCGGTTGTAATCGTTTACCGGCCTTTCGGCATTTAAGCGTTAATTGTAGCACAAATTTTGCACTAATTAAATTTTATTTTATGTCATGGCTTTCGTAAAAAGTGCCGTCAAGTCAGGCTGTTCGTATTCGTTAAGCATTCCGCTACGGTCGCGGGCCATAATGTCAAAACTTTCGCGGGTACGAAATGCCATTTGCTGCCCTGCTACCCCTGGAATAGTCGCAAGCCCCATATGCAAAATTTCATCATACATATGCGGAATCTTGACATTCAAATCTTGACCCGGAAAATAGGGCTTGCGCTTCATTGCGCCGCCTTCGTCAATGATGGTCTGTTTACCAATCAGATAAACATGCTTTTGAGGCATGTAGTAAAGCGCGTTAACTATCGCCATCACTTCGCGCGACATTTCACCGTAAGCCTTGCGAGGGTCTTTGTTAATGCCTAACTTATGCGTCAGGATGATTTCAGCCAATTGACTGATAGAGTCAATTCCTACGGTATCAAAGTTTTTTGTTTCGGCTGAAGCAAATAGCCAAGTGCAAAATTCGTTAATTGCGGCATAAGTATATGCTTCAAACGAAGGCACATTGCTATTGCGCATTGACAGCATGCCGGGTTCGACAACCATCAAAACCGGGCGCGGTGCGGTATTGAAAACCGGCGTTTTGCCGCATCCTGGCGGGCCATAGACAAGCGCCTTAACGCCAAACCTGCCGGATAATTGTGATGCGGGTTTTAATGATTTGAGATTCATTTGACCGACTTTTTGATAATCAAAACATCGTCAGTGTTTTGCGGTTCAGCGCATTCAAAACCCAAAGATTTCAAGTGCAAACTGATTGCATTCATTATTAACTGCTTGCCGCTACCCGATGGGCCTTTTAGCGTCAATCTAACTTCTTTGCCATTTTTGCAGGCATGTTCAAGATTTGAATTCATTTAGTTTCTTTCGTTTTAGGGTCAACTAATTCAAGTGACGGCGTACCCGGTGCGCTTTCAAGTGCTTCATTCAAAATGTCAAACATTGCATCCGGCATTTTGTCATATTCGGTTTTAACGATTGTAGGCGTCCATTTAAACGCACCTGTTGAAATTAATTGCAGGTCTTGCCGCTACGCAAAACCCGTTGAAAATAAGCAATGGTATTGCGGCCTGCCTGCCCACAATGCGATTATTCCCGATGATTTCATCCCTAAAGGATGCGCGGCGCACATTTCAATTAACTTAGCCTAAACATGCAACCGCGTTATTATCAAACTGAAGCCTATAACGCATTTTTCAATTATTTTGAATCAGGCAAAGAAGGCAACCCGTTAATCGGAATGCCTACCGGAACGGGCAAAAGCCTAGTTATCGCAATGCTTGTTTCTGGAATACTTCAAAATTATCCAGGGCAACGCGTGATGATGTTAACGCACGTTTCAAAGTTAGTTGAACAAAACGCTAAAGCCTTAATGAAGATTTGGCCGAATGCACCTATTGGTATTCATTCGGCTGAATTGAAGTTGCGCGATTACATTCAACCTATTATTTACGGCAGCATTCAAAGCGTTTGTAAAAATACTGAACAGTTTGGCTGGCGCGATTTGCTGTTTATTGACGAAGCCCATTTAATCGGCTTGAAAGACACTAGCCAGTATTTAACAACGATTGCTAAGTTAAAGGCTGTTAACCCGCATTTGAAAGTGTGCGGTTTTTCGGCTACGTTATTCCGCATGAAGCAGGGCGAATTGACGGATGACGGTATTTTTACTGATATTTGTTATGACCTTACCGGCTATCAATCATTCAACCGTTTGATTGCTGAAGGCTTTCTAGCGCCATTAATCGGCAAACCGACAGCCGTTAAATTTGACATTTCAAACGTCAGCATTACAGCAGGCGACTATAACAATAAACAGTTAGAAGAAGCGGTAGATAAAGACGCCATCACGTTTGCAGCTTGCGTTAATATTTTATCCGGGTGATACGGCAAATCCTGCATTTTCTCGCAATGCAGCTTTGCGGCATACTTCTTTAACGAGCCTTGCAACGGGCAGACTTCGATTAAATCGATATGGTTAATTGTCGGCGTCCAAACGCCAAATTCTTTTAGAATGTCGCTATGTTTTTCAGCATCTTCTTTGCGCTCTGGAATCAACCGTTTAACTACGGCGTTGACTTCTATGCAATTCATACCGCGCATAGCAAGCGCAATAATCGTTAAATCAAACTTTAACGAATTGAAGCCGATAACTAAAAATCGGTGAAGCATCCATGCGAGAAAATCGCGGTTTAGCGTAACGTCTGGTGAATCTTCAATTAAAACAACCTTGCGCGTTTTAACGTGCTTGAACGCGGTTAGAAAATAGTTTTTATAGCTTTCGCAATCGAAAACAAATTCATCCCCTGGTGGAACATTACACAATTCTTCCCATGTAAATAAAACAGGCGCTTTATGATTGCTTTCAAGCGCAGTAGTAACTACCTTGCGCTTTTGTTTTTTAGTGACGGCGAAACCGTCATCATCCGTAAAAAATAATTTCATTTTTAAAACGGAATATCGTCATCAAGATCAGAATCAAAGTTAGCTAAAGCCTTGCTGACTTTATCAGCGTTCGGCAAAAAGTATTTAGGTTTAGGATCAACCCCTACGTTGTCAAAACGTTTTTCTTTTTCAATCATCAACCCTTTAAGCATGCCCCTGGCATTGTCAGAAAAGAAAAATACAACCGCATCATCTGGAATAAACGCGGCTTTAATAAATTCTTTTTGAACAATCTTTAAATACTTACCGTTAAAGCCCATACCGCCAGTTAATCCGTCAACTTGATAATTAGCGCCTAACGATTCAATCTTTGATGACTTCATTAAGTTATTGTCAAAAAAGATATGCCCGTTTTCGGCAAACTCTAAAACGTGGTCAAGCCCGATAAAAAAATCAGCGGGTACAGGCCAAGGGTTAGAAGGCTTTTCAATAATCTGGTTAAAGTTCGGATAATCGTTATTGAACAATGCCGTTTTGATAAATGAATCATCTTCAAAATGGAATGTCGCGCTTCTATCCGTGAAACCGAATCCGGTTAGATTTTTTTCGCAATTCGCTATTGCAACGGCTGCAGCTTTCGGAATCATAATACCGGGCGGTAAATCTATACCGTGCCAATATTCAAGCAGCAAATGCCCATTGCATCCGACAATCGTATTTGCTTGCAACAGCAACGCGGCCTTATAGGCTTCAGGTGCTGATTCGTTGATGATAGGGGCGCAGGCTGCAAAACCGGCTTTGATGGCATTGGACAGGACAGCAATTTTTGCATCCGGGTAAATTGTGGGCATATCTGCCGAATCAACACATGGAATAGTGGCGCTGAATTTGCCCGCTTTGACCCGTAGCTGCGCGTTTGATAGCTGGACTATAGCAATGCTACCCTGACACTTTTTTAACGCGGCTGACAGCCGCCTAGTGTGCGGGCTGGCCTGCAAAGTATCTTCAATCTTGCAACCTGCGCTGATACCGCCGTCCGTTGCCAAAATCCAGCCGTTGTCTAAAACGCAATGGGTTTGAATCTGTTCGCCTACTTCGCGCTGCGCAATGCTGACAAATTGCAACCCTGCAATCAAATTTGCCGCTGTTGATTCAGCGCCTTTCGGCGGTTTCCTGGCGCGTTTTGTCGCGGCGGCTGCAATTGCTGCTGTCATCATTCGCCTTTTTGTTGTTCGTTATCAAGTTTCAGTATAGCACACTTCAAATAATTCGCCTGATCTAAACATTCTTCGTAGGCATGTTGCAACCAATCGCGCAAGGCAAGCGGGTTTTGATCCAGTGTGAAACCGTATTTTTTGATTCCTAGTTCAGAGCGTTTAAGCAAGTCGGAACGTACAGATTCAACTACCGTATCAATTTTAATTAACATCATCGTACCGCAAACATAGCAATGTTTACTGTTTACGTTACCATTTTGTTCATTGCTGCAATTTGTGCAGCGGAATTTAATATTCATTATCAACTTTCAAAAAGGAATTAAAAAACAATGATCTTCACAACCATTAACGATAATATGGGCTGGCGGTTTAACGTTACCGAAAAGTTTGCAGGTTTCGGTTTCGTTGTCCCATTCATCACAATTCAAACAAGTTTGCCATTGGTCATTACGAACAATAACTTTTTGCATATCAATACGATAATTAGCAATTTGTTTATCGCGTGCTGTAAATTCGCCATCAATAGCCATAATAAAACCTTTTAATATTCATAACTAACAATTTCAGGATATTTTTTATTTACATGAACCCGAATTACTGAAGGTTGCCTTAATTCGGATTGCATTTGCAAGGCTTGCCAAGTCGTCAGCGGCGGTTCGTTTGCATGACGTTGACGCCACCAGTCACGCGCCTTTTTAGAGACAATCGGAACTGATGATTCGAGATTAACCCATTCGTCAAACCTACGAATTCCGCAAAAATAACCTACGCGAATTGATGGCGGGCTAGTCAGGTTTCCTAATGCGTCTTTTTTCTCATGCAAAGAATAGACAACTTTTGAAACTTTGAAATCTTCGATAACTGGCGCATCGGTACGCAGCAATTCAACGTTACCCGCGCTTTTAAATATCTTGCTAGTGAACAGGAATTCGGCCGAACAGTTACAGCAAAATCTGGCGCTGGCATGGTTGTATGCGCCGCACTGGTCGCAAATCCTTACGGGCGCATCCCCTGGCGGGCCGCTGCCGGGTTTGCGCGGCTTGACAGGATCATTGATAGGGCCGCAACGCGGAACGTTACCCGCGAAGTCCAGCACCAGACAATTAGATTTTTGGGTATCGGGTGAAATACGCGTCCCGCGTCCATACTTTTGAACGTGCTTACCGGGTGATGTAGTCGGCTGCATATCGGCAATAAAATCAATCGGCGGGTGGTCATACCCGGTTGTTAATTTATTTGCACCGACAACGCCGCGCAGTTCCCCACATTCAAAGGCTTTTAGTCGCCTTTCGTTTTCACCGTTCGATAATTTGGAATGCACGGCTGCAAACGGAATTCCAAAACTATTCATCATGGCGGCAATATGTTCAGCATGTTTAACGCCAGCGGCGAAAATCATCCATGCTTGTCTATCATGTGCATATTCTAAAATTTCTTTACAGGCTGCAAACGTGATGGCGTCTTTATCTACCGCTTCTTCTAACTGTTTATTGTTATAGTCGCCTGCTGTAATGCTGACGTTTGAAATGTCAAAT